CTGGAAAAAAATCATCTCGAGGAAATCCGATGGAAGCGCCAGGGCATCCTCTCCCGCCGCTACGGTCGCCGTCGTGGGGTGGTACTCCATAGGCCGGATCCTCAGATTATCCTCGAGATCCCTCTGGCCAAACCGGATGATCGTAGGAAGAACCTTGTCGATCGAATCCTTGTTCGACCATTCGGAAATCGCTTGCGCCAGCTCCGCGTAATTCATCCCTCACCCCTTTTTCATGGTGGCGGGGGGCCCTGGCCTGGGATCCCCCCGCCCTTTCAACGCCGGATCATAGCGTCAGGTAGCTCCCCGGCGAAGCTACGGAGTACAGAAATACGTCTTTCCCTTGTTCGTTATGAGCCAGATTTTCGTGAGGGTCGCGTCCCATTTCATCGCCACGATCCCGGCCCCGGGTGTGGTACAGGAGGCAAGGGTTGATTTGGAAATTGCGTTCCCGGAGATCGTATGCCGGTAGATCCTTCCGCTTGCGGTCCCGATGTAGGTGTACGTCCCGGTCGCTGGGTAGACGATCGCGGTGAGCTTTTCGTCCGGGATAGTCGCAAGCAAGGTCAGGATGCCCGTTGCGATCGCCTGGGAATAAATTTTGCCTTCGGCGGTCACAACATAGAGCACGGAATTGTCAACGCCGGTGATCGACGTAAACTGCCCCGGATGGCCTGTACCAACGGCCGTGAACGTAACGGCCATCGCCGGCGCCGCCATCAGAAACAGCATCAGAATTGCAAGACCGATTGCTTTTCTCATCGAACCCCCCTCGAGGGTGGGGAGGGGACGATCCCCCTCCCCGTCAGATTGGTTGCCGGCCTACGGGTCCATGGTGTAGATGGCGGTCAGCTTGATCGTGCCTTCGGTTGCCCCGGTCGCCGGCGCCGCCGTCGCGGAAACCTGGATCGTATCCGCGGCCGCGAACAGCTTTTGCGATCCCCCAGGGACGGAAAGACGGGCAATCCCCCCCGCCTGTCCGACCGTGGATTGGCTGATGAAGGCTTCGAGCGCCCCGGTATACCCCACGCTCAAGGTGATCGCCGGGGATCCGTCGCTGTCGAGATCCGGAACGTCGAGAATAACGTCCAGGAGGGTCGCGCCGGCCGGGATCTTGACCATGTGGATCAGATCGTCGATCACCAGCGCGCCGGTGAGGGCGTAGACGGCCGAAACCGTCTCGTAATTGAGCTTCGCCCGGGGTTGGATGCCACTTCCTGCCGCGCACGGAGCCGAATAGAAGGTTGTCGCCATAGCGCCCCCCTCCCTACGGATCCATCGTATAGAACACGGTGAGCTTGAGGATGCCTTCGGCAACCCCGGTGGTCGGCGCGGTTTTCACCTTGAAGTCGATGGTGTCCTCCGCGGTGTACTTGAACTGCGAGGACCCCACAACGGAGCCCGTGGAACCCGGACGGACAAGCGCGCCGGCCGAGGACCGCCCCTGCACGGCGCCCGTGACGTAACGGGCTTCCGTTGTCCCATCCCCGAGAGCCCACACGATCGCGGTCCCGGTGTCGAGGCCGGTCGCCGGGATATCGAGGACCCAATCGGTGACGGTTGCTCCCGCGGGGATCTTGACCATCTGGATGATGTCCTCATCCACAAGAGCCGCAAGGAAGGTGTACTGACCGGAGACGGATCCGGCCGCAAGCCCGGCCCGTGCCGGCTTGCCGTTTTTTACGTTGTCACTCTGGAAGGTAGACGCCATGGTGTCCCCCCTCCGTTAATGGGCGATCGCGTAGGTGTCACACGCGATCACGCCGAAGTCGGCCGAGTTGAAAACGGACTTCTTGATGCCGAAGATCGCGCCGGCCGAGACGCCGAGCTTGTTCTTGTAGTCGAACAGTTCTTCGACCCAGGTATAGCGGCCCGAGCCGCCGCTATCGGCCTGTCCGTTGCCCCAGGCGATCGCCGCCGCCTGGGCCCCGAGGAACAGCGCGCGCGCCGCGGGGAGGTTCGTCCCGGCGCCGTAGTCGCTGAAACGGACCACGTTCCGGTGGGAGTGCAGAACGACCCCGCGATACTCGCCCAGGGCGTTCTTGAAAATCGGGTTGTCGTTGCCGCGGGACTGAGCGGCCTTCTGGATGTCCTGCCATTGACCAACCGCCGTGTTGGTCCGGAGATCGGTCGCCTGGTAGGGGTGGATGAGCATGACGTACTTCTTCTCGCCATCGACCATGATCGGCTGGATCATCGGATCGACGGTTTCGGCCTTCTCCACCAGCCGGTCGATCTCCGACAGGGTGAGAATATCGGCCGTGGTGATGGTCGCCTTCGCCAGCCCGTTTGCAAACTGCAAGTGCGCCGAGTCCGGAGAATTCAGGGCGTTCCCGGCGAAGCTGGTGAAGGACAGCGGGAGGGTGAGCGTGGAATCCACGCCCCGGGCTCCGGACAGGTAGACGAAAAGGAGCTCGTCCATTCGTTCGGCCCACCAGGTCGAAAGGCCGTCCCGGCCTTCCTTGCGGGTGCTGTACGGGACCCGCTGTTCCGACGCCTTCCCCTTCGACCGGACCGCATGACGGAGCTGGTCGATGAGCACGGCATCGTCGTAGTACGTCAGGCTTTCCTCGTTGCCCTCGAGGGTGTTGTCCCCCGTGACGCCGGCGCCCCGGAGCTTCATGCGAAGCCCGTGGGTGATCTTGTCCCCGGACTTCTTCTCGAGGTCGGTCAGCTTCGAGATGATGCTACCTTCCCCGATGAACTTCCGGAAATACGACTTTTTCTCCGCTTCGACCGCAAGCGAAGTGCTCCAACGCTTAACGGCTAATGCGTGGTTTACTCCAAATTCCGTCTCGGCCATGTCTTTTTACCCCTTGATTTTTTTATCCCCCGCGCAGCCATGCTTCTTGCTCGTCGGGGGAGAGTTTTGCGAATTCGCTTTCACCTTCGGCTACGATTTTCCCGGTAGGCGCCGCACCAGGGAGGCGGTTGATGTTCGTATCGGGATCCACAATCTTGAACTTCTCCATCAGCGTTTTTGTTACCTGTGCCGTGATCGCGGGGGTGAGCTCTGCGGTGATTTTCGTCCTCATCGCAGTTTCGTTCGGTGCGCTCACCAGCTTGTCGAGCACCTTGAAAAGTACAGGCGCCTCGCGTCCCACGGATCCGATCATCGCCCGGATTGCATCCTCCGTCATCCCCTCGCCTTGTAGCAATTCCTCCATGGCGGGGGCTTTTTCGAAGAAGTCCGGTACGGCTGTTTTGATCTCCCGCTCGAGATCGCTGCGGGTCATTTCCGCGCGAAGATCCTCGTTCTGCCGCATCAGTATCCGGACGGCTTCCTCCGGATCCTCGAGGATGAGGGCGGCTGGATCTTTGACTTCCGCAGCCGGGGTCCTTGCTCTCAGGGCCTCGAGCTCCGCGGCGAGCTCCTGACGGCGCATCCGTTCTTCGTGCAGGGCCTTGTGGGTGACAAACCCCGGAGGCGGTTTCGCCGGTTCCGGTTCCTTCGCCGGCTCTTTCGCCGGTTCGGGCTCCTTTGCTGGCTCCGCTACGGGCTCCTTCGCCGGTTCGGGTGGCGGTGTAGACGCACCTTTCCCGGGATCCCCGGACGGCTCCCCCGTCAGTTCTGCTTCCGTGAATTCGATCTCGATTTGGTTCTCGCCTGACATGATTCCTCCCTTTTACGCCTGGACAGGCGCGGCCGGTGTATCGCCCCCGGCTGGCGGTTTTGGTGCAAGTTTGAATTCCGCGGCTTTCTCCACCGTAGAATCCTTGAGCGTAGTCACGGCTCCCCAGGTTTCCCCGGCGATGATCTTGTCGATCGCTTCCTCCGGAGTTAATCCAGGCTCCGCGGGGCCCATCGGCTTCGGTTCCTCTTTCGCCGGCGCCGCGGGGGGCTTTTGCTTGTTGATGTGGTCGGCAAGGAGTTTCTGCTGGGTGAGCTCGTCCTGTTTTGCGATCGCTTCTGCCAGCTTGGCCATGACCTTTTCCTTGTTCGGGATATCGGTCATTTCCAGCGCGGTCTGCATGACCGGCAAAGCGATATCCGGAGGCATCCGGGTAGCGAAATCGGCCAGGGTACGGCTCATCCAATTCCGCGTGGTATCCGTTTCCGGGTGATCGGAAACAACGATATCGTACCGGCCCTGGGTGATGTTATTCGCTCCCCCCTGATTGAATGTCACGAATTTATCCGCGCCGGTCTGCTCGTCGGTGATCCGGATGACCTTCTCATATGTCCACAAGCGCCGCATTTCCGAAAGCATGATCTCGCCCATACGGCGTTTCATCAGGCGAAGGTTATCGAAAGGCTCCGTGTTGACGGTCGCCCCCTGCCGCTGGCGAGCCTCGATCGCCACGCCGCTTCGAGCGTTCGTTTGCATCCCCATCTGTTCTTCAACAGCGCCCGAGACTTCCTGGATTTCCTGCTTCGCCTCCTGCATGATTTTGAAATGCTCCGCAGCGACGGCGGTATCTTGCTGGAACTGAAATTTCTTCATGTTCAGCGAGCCATGGGTCAGCTCGATCCACGCATCCGGACGGCTGATCTGGCTTTTGGCGCCTATCGGATCCTTGAGCGCGCCCGTTTCGAAGAACACGCGGCGGGTCGTGATGATATGCGAATACTGACTCCGGTTTTTGTTGATTTCCCGCTGTTGATCCTTCATGTTCCGGATCATGCCGTAGGGGTTTTCATCCTCGTCCAGATAGCAGATATACGGGATGAGCGGGTAACGATCGTGCTTCGCTTTCATGAGAGCTTCTTCCTCGAGGACGGTATCCCCCGAGAAGATGCTGACCCAAATCTTGTCCACGGGCGTTTTAATTACCCGGATGACCAGCGGAGAAGCGATGATTGCCGGATTCGCCGCCAGAACGTCGGGAGCGATTTCCTTCACGGTCCCGTCCTTGAGTTTCAGGAACACGGCATCGGTGGGCTTTTTGAAATACATCTGCACGGTGAGGATCCGCTTCCGGGCTGTGTCGTGGTATTGAACCGACTTCCCGGAGGCGTATTGGTCTGGTTTCACCTGAACGTGCTGGCTATCGCTCCCCTCGCCTTTCGTGTCTTGGAGCGCGGTTTCGAGCTCATCGGCTTTTGCTGGCCATTTTTTCTTCGCAACTTCCAGGTCGATCCATTTTTCCTTGAACATGAATCGAGAGTCATCGAACAGAAGGCTTCTCGCCAGCGGATCCCAGCCCACATATTTCCAATCAATGCGGTCCAGGAGGATTTCTTCCTCGCGGGGATCGTCATTCTCGCAAATTTCCACCCAGCCGATGCCGGCTTTGAGTCCATCGAAAAAAACATCGGATAATTTATGGTCGGCGTTGTTTTGATCCTGGATATATTTGAAGCCAGAAGTTATTGCATCGGCCGTGCCACCGTCGTTCTTGCCCCTGGGGCGCGCGGAAATATCCGTGCGGCTTTTTATCTCGATGCCCTTCTGCAAGTCGATCGTCGGCTTGATCCGGTTGATGGAGAACACCGGACGGCCCTCTGCCTCGAGGGTTGTTATGTCCTCTGGCTTCCATTGTCCTTTCCCGCCGTGGTAAAACCGCCCGTCCTCGCTCGAATCCTTGCGCCATTCAACGGACGCCTCTTTCGCTTCCCGATGCCAGCCCTTGTAGACCCCGATACGCTCATTCGGGGTTTTCGAGCTCTGCCCTTCGGTGTCAGTTTCGGCCACGGGCCCCCCTACATACTCATCCAGCCGCGCACGGCCGGTTTTGTCTGATACCGCTTCCGTTTTTCAGCTTCCGAGGCTTCTTCTGCCGCCCCGAAAATATATTCTTTCAGGATGTCGTACAGGTAGGCCAGCATATTGATCCCGTCATCGTGCCACACGGGAAAATTACGCATCTCCATCTTCATCCGTTCGACGTAATTCGTCGGGCAAGAGGTTGAATAGAAGATTTTCCCGTTTCCCATCGGCCATCCCAGCGCGGATTCGATCATTTTCTTCTTGTTCCTGCCGGCCGGCCGCAGAAGGACGCCGTTCGCTCCTGGTTCCCACGAAACATAGCGGCCGTGAGCTCTCAAGGCGCTGGCAACGTGAAGATGCGTGGTGGAAGTGCTGACTTTTTCGACACCGAGCTTCATAATCATCCCGGCCTTGAGGTACATTCTCACGATTTGGTCGATCGCTTCCGATTCGGATGAGGGCTCGATCCAAAGATCCTCGAGGAACACCCTGGATTGGCCGATATCGTCGCTGAAAGGCTCTACCGCGACCACGCCCACGGCCCAGGGATCCCCTCCGGTTTTTTTCAAGGCGCTATCGAGGTCCCCGGCCTGGTCGATGAGCATGAACCGATAGACTTCCTTCGGGATCATGCGCCGCTCGATCGGCAAAAACAGGTCCGGATTGAGCTTCATGTCGCTCAAGGGGCTGGGGTCCAGGAGTTGCTGGCAGTTGAACGTCCTCGTCCCCTTCAAATCATCCAGGCGGCGCTCGCTCAGCATCACCGGCTTACCGGTTGCGGTCCCATCGTCGGTCGCCGGCTTGAAGCGGTAATGGTAGCGGGGCTCGCCGGTCCCGATCGCCTTCTTCCCCCGGATGAACGTCAGCGGATCGTCGTGATGGTAGTACGTCCCGATCACCCGATGATGGCCGGTATCCGTCCCGAGGTTCTGGCTCGAGTCGAATTTCGTCTTGACCGAATCCATCATGTCCGGGGACGCGGCCATGTCCTCCGTCGAGATATCGTCGTACACCCGCCTCCCGAAGTGGAAGCCGGTCGGCATTCCCTCCACCAGCCCCCAGGCCGAGATGTTCGGCTCCTTCCGGTTCGTCCCCCGCTTGAGGACTAATCCCTCGTCCAGCGACCACAGCGGAGCTTGCTTCTCACAATCCGGCCACACGATATCCGGGAAACAATGCGCGAGAATTTTCTCGTTCTGGAAAACGGTCTTGATGCTGCCGAGGAATTTTTTCGCCACCGGCCGAACGTAGGAGAAAATCCCGGTCGCTTCGTCGGGCTCTTTTAGCGAGAATTGGATCGTCTCCGCGATCGTGATGATCGTGCTCTTGAAATGCTCCCGGGCCCAAACGTCCAGCGTGTAATCCTTCGGGCCGTTTTCAACGTCCTGACAGGCTTGAACGACGAAAGGATGATTCGACAGGCGATCGGGAACCTTCAAAACGAATCGAACGATGAACCACAGGTCATCGAGGATCAGCGCTCGATAGTTGTCGATCTCAGGCCATTTTCCGGAGGCGATATTGTCAGCTATTTTCTTGTAATCGTATTTATAGCGGGTATCCGGACGGGCTTCCCATTTCTGCCCGTTAATTTCGATCAATACCCGGATCCCCCGTCCATCATCTTCCGCATCTTCCGCGCCTTTCCGGTCGGTTTCCAGCCGTGATCGACGGCGTTCAACAGCCGTTTCTGCGCCATCGCTTTTTCCATGCTCGTTTTCTTCGCATGGATCATGTTCGGCGTCGATACCTGGGCGCCGCCCCCGGCGAGCTTCTTGATCGTGACCGGCACGGATGCGCTACGCTTTCGTGAAATCGAGATAGAACTTGTCCCCGGGCTGGAAAAACCCGATCAACGCGGGGTTGGAAATGGTCAGAGTCGCGCTTCCGCTTGGGGTCGCCGCGGCGAAATTGTTATCCTCCGGGCTCCCGTCGTAGACGCAGTTGAATTTCACTTCGTCTTGACCCTTCCAGCGGGTGATGCTCGAGACTTCCATCTTTGCGCGAACTTGCTTCTCCATCAGAATCCCTCCGAGTTTTTATTCCGAGGTTTATTCCTGGTTCTATTCCTACCGCACCCGCATCAGGGGAATCCCGGAGTAGATCCCGGTGAACCCAAGCAGGATCAGGACCGTCACGACGATCAGCGTGATCCCCACAACCTTGCGCCACGCGGGGCCCAGCGGCGCTTCGAGGATCAGCACGACCAGCACCATCCACAAGGTTTGCAGATATAGCATGGCTTCATCCCTCCCCGATCCAATGTCCGGTTATCAGCCGGTACAGCATCGCCAAAGCCGCCATCACCACGAAAGCCCAAAACATCCCCTGGAACATCCCGCCGCGCTCGTTCCCCAGCACGGGCTCAGTACCCGGGCTTCGGTCGCGGCTTCGGGCGCTTCGTCATTCGTCCACCATGATCGTTCGCCATAGCACCTTCCCCGTTGTGGGATCCCGGTACGGCACTCGCTTTTCGACCGGAGCCTTCTTCGCCACGGGCGCCGGCGCGGAATTCTCCTGCTGGGGAGATCCCTGCCCTGAAAAAGCTGCATCCAGCATTCGTTTCCTCGCTCCTAACTTTTCGAATATCGAAAAATCGCCCAATGCTATTCTCCGGAAAAACGCTTCAACAGCCGGTCTACATCCTCTTTCCGCATCCTCGCCAGCATTCGGAAAACGATCCGCATGATCTCCTTCACCTGGGCGATGCTTACGCTCAC